GCAAAGGTCTTCAACCCGTTTGCTCGCCGCGGCGCTAGTCGCGTGCGGGCCGGCGTGTGAGGGGGCCTTGGCGTGGTTGACGGTGTGAGTCACTCTACACATCTGAGTGACCCCAGACTGCACGTCAACCGACACGCTAAGGAGACAGTCAAAGCCCGTAGGTTATACTCCATCTCGGAGTTGTCTGGTAACCTCGACCTGGGCGTCAACAATGCAGACATCAGCACATTGGAGTGCGCCTTACTGACACGAATGTATTATTGCAAAGTGGGCAGTGAGTACGTAGCTCCGCCTCCCGTGGACAAGGGTCTGTTCGCGGAGCGGTTGACTGAGTTCAAAACAGCGTTATTGGATAACATGCGAGAAACCACCAAGTTTTCCTTCAATCAAGTATTGGAGACGTACTCTGGTCGTCGACGCACGATATATGAGAACGCGATGCGAAAGTTAACCCAGATCGGTTTGAGTAGAAACGACGCACGTTCCATCATCTTTGTTAAGATGGAGCTAGTCAACCCTGAGAAAGCGCCGCGTTGCATCCAACCTCGTGATCCAGCTTACAATCTATCGTTTGGTCGGTACATTAAGGCTGTTGAGCACAAGTTGTATGATGCGATTCGTCGCGTGTACGGGGATGGTCCCACAGTGATGAAGGGCTTTAATGTTGATGAAATAGGAAACATTGCTCGTGGGAAATGGCGTAGTTTCAAGGACCCGGTGGCTATAGGATTGGATGCCACCAAATTTGACATGCACGTGTCGCCTGCCGCTCTAGCTTGGGAGCACAGTATATACACTTCGATCTTCCCTCGGGATAAGTTCTTGAAGAAATTACTGCGATGGCAAATGAACAATCGAGGTGCTGGGTACTGTGGAGATGGAAGTCTCAAGTACTCGGTCACCGGCAAGCGGTTCAGTGGCGACATGAACACCGGCTTAGGCAATTGCCTTTTGATGTGTGCTATGATTTATGCATACGCACGTAGTCGTGGAGTTAATGTCAAGTTACTCAACAACGGTGATGACTGTGTCGTGATTATGGAAAAATGCGACATGGAAAAGTTCAACGAAGGATTGGACGACTGGTTCATGGAGATGGGGTTTAGAATGGTGGCTGAGGAGCCGGTGTACGAGTTGCACCAGATTGAGTTCTGCCAAATGCACCCTATTGAGATTGGAGACTCTTGCCGAATGGTTAGAAACATCCGCTCTACACTCCGCAAAGATAGTCTGACGGTACATAGAGTCACGGACCCTGTCCATAGGGAGAAGTGGTGTACTGCAGTTGGTACTGGAGGATTGTGGCTGACTGGGGGAGTCCCAGTGCTGCAGAACTTCTACCAAGCGTACCAGAGGATTGGTTGCATGCGCGCCAGCAACATGCTGGACGACCCAACCTTTGCCACTGGGATGAGGCTAATGTCAAAAGGCATGGCCGAGCACTTTCGTGAACCAGACGCGTGGACCAGGGTACAGGTGTATGAAGCGTGGGGTATTACGCCCGATGAACAGGTGTGTCTTGAGGAGCACTTGAACACGTACGAGCTTGTCCCTGAAGAACCAGTCGATGAATTGTTCAACTACACGCCGCTGTTGAGGGAGTTCTTGCCGTAAAGGCTGGGGTATTCCCCTACAACATAAAACTGATTGAGAGAGAATGCCGAAAAATAATCGAAAATTGCGAGTGAAAATCGTGGCGAAGAAGGCCACGAATAAAAAGAATGAGGTCACTAGGCTTGGAGCTGCTTTACGCACCCTTGGTGGACTTGGCGGAGGAGCCGTTGGGTCACTATTTGGAGCGCCGACCACGGGTACGAGTTTTGGTACTGGTCTTGGGGCGGCTCTTAGTCGCTGGCTTGGTAGTGGTGACTACAAAGTGGCTAGCAATACAGTGGTATCACAGTCACTGAAAGGCAACGCCAGCATACCTAGTATGCATGCAGAAGGACAGTCTGTCATTGTCCGGCACAAAGAATTTGTGACAGAAGTGCGAGGGAACAGTTCCTTCATGGTGCGGGGATCCTACGACATCAACCCGGGGCGAGCGGAAACGTTCCCCTGGCTTGCCGGTGTCGCCGCTAGATTCCAAGAGTACAAGATTCGGGGTCTTGTGTGGCATTACATCCCGACCAGTGGCACAGCGGTGTCCGGTACCAACCCAGCGTTAGGTTCCGTGATGCTGCAAACGTCATATCGGTCCAATGATGTTCCACCAGCCAATAAGAATGAAGTGCTCAACGAGTATTGGAGCAGTGAGGCGGTGCCGAGTGAGGCATTTTGCCATCCAATTGAGTGTGATCCGAAGGAAAATCCATTCAACATCCAGTACGTACGCACCGATGCGGTACCAGCCGGGGACAGTAAATTGCTGTACGATCTTGGTACCACGCACTTATGTGTTGCAGGGCAACAGACAAACGACACGGTCCTTGGGGACTTGTGGTGTACATACGAGATTGAGCTAAAGAAGCCCATTGTTTCCAGTAACGTCACGTCGGTCGCGCGATCGGCGGCATTGGCGTACACGGGAACCATGGATTTGAATAGTTGGTTTAATGGAACTGAGGTTAACTTTGGTACATTGGCAGTCACTGCTAATGTTAAGACAATCTCGTTCCCAGCTCATCTGACGGGCCGGTTTTTGATACAGGTCACGTTGGTCGCAACTACTGTTTTTACAGCTGCGGATCTCAGTGGAACGCCAGTCACCACTAACTGTAGTCTCTACACACTGCCAACCGGGGTAACGTACTATCGCACAGTCTTGGGCGGTGGTACGCCGACAACGAACATCGCCACGGTGACTTTTGCTGTGGAGATCTTGGATAAATCAAAGACTGCGTCTGTTACGACTCTTGGTAGTTTCACCGGAGCGTGCACTAAGTCGATGGTTACCGTCACCCCATACCTCATGTAAGGAAAATCGCAGAACAAAAATCCAAAAGATAGGTCGCAAGACCACAAAAACCAAATAAAAAGAGAGAAACCGTGAGAAAATTTAGAAAACTCCAGCTCCACCACAGTTGGCCGCTGTGGTCCTGGCATAAAAACAAAGTAGGATAGAAATGTATTGCCGATCAGCTGAGATCGGGGGCACTGTTAAAAACGCTAGTAACGAAACGTGCTAGGGCCTGCAGTCAGTTAGTCACACGCCTCTGGGCGGGGAACACCACTTCATCTGAAGGGGCATAGGTGTTCTCT